GATAGCAAAACATTCTCTGCATTGTCACCTATCCAAGAATTAGCATTGCCAGATGACAACCCAGTTTCTGGTGCTGTAAAGTCAACTTGATATGCTAAAGTGGCATTTGGAGTTGGTGCTACTGTTAAAGTTATGCCACTTGTTGAAGCATTTTTGGTAGAATACATTTCTGGTGTTGATGTTGTGCTTTTATTTGGGTGGTAATCTCTTAAATAACTGTCAACCCTATGATCTAAAAAAAAGACATTACTACTGCTATCAGTCACACCAAACTGCCTAATCATTCTAGCATTTGGTATTACAACGTCAAATTCACCTATAACAAAATTGTTTGTTCTTATTTGCCTAAAACATGGCAAACTTGGTAATCTTTGAAATATCATTTCTTCTGCTTGTGTAATTATTTCATCTATAGATGCGATAAGTTCTGCACTATCATCTTCTATAAAATTTTTAATATTAGCTACTAAAGTTGTGTAATTCATTAACCATCACCCCATGTTGAGACATTCCAACCCTCTTGACCCCAACCACCAACATTAATACTTTCTGTACCAATATTACCAGTTGCATTAACTCCTACTGCAACTGGATTTCCTACTAGTGTTGCAGTTCCAATTGCACCAGTTCCAGCTTCTCCTGTTGCAACTACAGAAGCAGTCACAACTACAGATACATTAGTTGGTGTATTGGCAGTCCAACCCATATTACTATGTTGTGTACAATAATAATACAATGTTGCAACACCAATAGCCACTTGTATTTGTGTATAAGCACCTGCATATCCCGGTGTTCCAACTAAAGTTACACCAGTTGTATATTCACTACCACTTGCCCATGTTCCATTAGCAGTTAATGAAAACCTTAATGGGTGTCCAATATTTGAACTATCTGATTGGTCAAATCTATAAATATTTCCTTCTACTAAATCAAGTGTAACATCAGCAGTTGCTGTTGACCCACCTATTGCAAATTTATTAGCTGATCCAACATTATAATATGGGTGATTTGAAGGGTTGTTTCCAACTTTTGTAATAATAAATTTATTAACGATATGGGTAGTTAATCCAACTGCTGTAGTTCCAGATGTTCCTGTTTCTGCTATTTGTGTATTAATAAGATAATTATTACTAATTGCACCAGTTGCTACTGCTACACCACTATCTGCACCAAAGTTAAAACTTGATCTAGGTAATAACCCAATATTAACTTTACCTTTAACACCTATGCCCTTTTGTGATTTTTCAATTTTACTTGCAAAAATGTCAGAATTAAATTCTAAAAATAGCTTTACATTTTCTTGTGCATTATCTGGTCTTGGCTGAAATAAAGCAGTTGCATCAACTACATTTTTAGCTGGTGTTAACTGTGGGTGCTTTATATCAAATTCTTCTCGTTCAACACGCAAATTATCATAGGTTGTTTTTAAAGAAGTATAATTGACCTTAAAGCCAGTTATATCACTTATTGCCTTTGATTTTCTACCTGATGCGTATCTTGCCATTATATAATATTCAATGCTGTTGGTTGTATTCTAAGACTTACACCATCATTATCTGAAGATGCTGCAAAACTAAAAGACCTTTCATACATTTCATTTAATATCTGAAATTTATCTGGTGCATATTTTATAGCAAGTTTAGAAGCTAAACCAGCACATAAAGTATCACTCCATCTATAAGGTATATCTGTATCTTGATTTGAAGCTGTTACATCTTCTTGTTGGTTCATTGCCCAATACACCATACTTAATGTAGACACATTAGGAACAGACCAAAAATAGATTTCAGGAGTGTATTGCTTATCAATCATAAATTGACTTGGCTTACCTGCATTAGTCTTATTAGGAATTTGATTATACTCTTGTATTGTAATCCTATTTATTATTTGGTCTGTGCCTGATGAAGTATCTCTTATTACAGCATCTAATATATCTATAGTGCCAACTGGCAATGTGTAATTTGTTGTGCCACTAACTAATGTCAATGTGTTTTGGGTAACAGTCCAAAAGTTTATACCTCTATTTGCAAATTCTGAAAATAATAAATTTAAACTTCTTCTTGCTGCTCTTGAATGATCCCCAGTCCTAGTTTGAGGATCAATACCACATCTCTCAAAAGATTCAGCTATTATTTCCTCTACATTGGGTCTAAATGCAACACTTCCTGAAGTAGCCATTAATTCACCTTATGCAAAAAATATGTTCGCTAATACAACTGTAGCAACTGTGTATGCAATAGCCAAGCCACTACCAAACAAAATACCTTCATCTGGTATTGTATTATCTATAGTTGTATTATCAGTTCCTATTGTCTGTGCTTTAAAAAAAATAGTTCCATCCTCTGGAGTACCATTGTAAAAGTCAACTAGACCTGCTGTTCCAGCAGACACGATTGAGTATCCTTTCATCCTAGTGCGACCACCACCACCAATAGCACTTGCACATAATGATCCAGAGCCTACTGTAATGTTCGCTGCATATTTAGCAGAACATTCTACAGCACTAACTGTTAAAAATAATTTAGCACCTGCTACTGCTTCTGCTGAACCTGTAGAAGTTATGATTTCTGTAATAGCATTGCCAAAAACATCTGTGCCTGTAATTGTAGAAGTTTTATCCTCATCACCAGTACCAGTAGTTGTTACTGTTACATTTCTAGCACCACCACCTAAGAAAGTAGTTGTTGCCATTGTCGCTGAAGTGTCTGGTCTATCTGCCGTTACTAGCCTATCTGGGTCTGCTGCATTTTCATCTGCGATAAATGCTACTTGTACATCTGAAGATGACATATATATCTCCTTATAAAAGTGGGGGAAATTAATCCCCCATTATATTTTACTCAAACAATGTTCTACTTATACATTGATAATGAACATCTACTGCTTCTGCTGCTGCTGCACCAGCTTCAATGCCAATATAAGGTATTAAATCTACATCGTCAGTCATTGCACCACTTTTGGTTGTTCCTGTAGTAACTGCTGTTCCTCCAGTTGAACCACTTGTGGTTGTAATGTTGTACTGTTGACCATCAACAAATATTGATAGCTTCCTAGCTGAATCAATTTCTATTTTAAGATGATAAATAGTATTTGCTGTAACAGTAATTGGTAAAGCACTAATAAAATCTGTATTACCTATACTGTGTACAAAATGCAACAATGTAAAATCAGTAAATGCTTCAGAGTTTGTAGCATCAGTTTGAAATTTAAAATAGGCTTGATTAGCATCAGTTGCTACTAATTGATCATTAGTTAACTTTAGACCTGCCCAAAATTTCTGATTATCAATAGCATTTGAATTAATAGAACATTCCCAAACTGTTTGGTTTTCTGTTCCCCACTTTGTAGAACCCCATGCTGTGACAGCATCTAAATGTGGTGCAAGGATAGATTGGTCTTGGTCAGCACCAGCAGTTGTTATTGTAATTCCTGCTGCAGTTGCATTTCTAGTTGATAATGCACTAGTCATGTTTGTACCAAGAACTTCAAAGTTTGCATTAGCACCATTGTTAGCTACAACAGCTAATGGAATAACTTTTACTGTTAATGTGGCTGAAGCTAGATCAATAGCACCACCAGTAAAGTTTCCTAAACTAACTGTTATGACATTTGCTGCAGTTACAGTCGCTGTAAGAGTAAGGTCAACTGTATCAACACTTAAAGAAGCAGTTGCAAAGTCACCAAGTACTGCACCAACTACTGCTACATCTTCAATTAATTCATCACCATCAGCAATAGAACCAAAGTCTTTAGTTTCTGAACCTATAAGGAAGCCATTAATTTTAGGTAAATTTTCAAACCATTCTTCTAAGTAATATCTGCGAGTGTCTTTTGCTGCATTACCATGTAATGTTCTGTCTTGTATTAGTCCACTAGTAGTATTTTTACTTACTATCTTTAGACTTTCTTGTGATCGTAAAGGACCACTAAAAGTTGAAGTACCCATGTCATTCTCCTTGTCTTGGGTTAGTTTGCATAATTGCAATCAAGGTTAAAAAGAAGAGGGTGGGAATCAAACAACCCTCTTCTCTGTTAGTTGTTAGGCTGCACCCTCTGTGCCAAAAATACCACGCCAGTCAGTAAAACCAAAAGAATATCTTTCTCTTACTTTATAACGTACATTTCCTGTCTCAAAGTCACCTTCCATGCCTTTTTTCATAGCACTTCTTTGGAACATTTTAAGACCATCAGGAACATCTGTCTTAATAAAGAATTGATCACTATCAGTTAATCGTCTCATGATATGATAACCCTGTGGTAAAAAACCACCAGATTTAATAGCATTGAGATCATTATCTGAAGTACCTGTTCTTAACTGAGACTCAAGTAATCTTTCTGCAACGAAAGTATAAGCAGTAGGAATAATTAACATTGTTCCTTGTGCTGCGATCCTAAGACCACGATCATCTTTCATGTCAGCAATATTAATCAAGATACTTTCTAATGAAGTTTCTGATAAATCTGCAGCAGTTGCCAAAGTGTTACTTTGATTGCCATTTTGAGTTGGGTGTGCTGTATTTAATAGTGATACACCATCTCCACCTGCAGTACTTAATGCGTTATTTAGTACATTTGCACCTTTGATCTCTTTTGTCGTAGACATTGATCTAGCGAGTGCTTTTGTATAACGTGAAGCGATAGAACCATACAGACCATCTTCTTCAGCTTCTTCTGTAACAGAAAACGCCAAAGCAACTGTGTCATGTGAGTATCTAGCAGTCCATTGTTGGGATGATGAGTCATAAGATACACCAGAACCTTCGTCTTTTGTAGGTGCTGCTCCAAATCCTGTTAACAATACATCTTCCTCAAATGCTTTTTGAGAAGTATTGCTTTCAAAGACCTTTGCATACTCTGGTGGATAACTATCATATTCTAAGCCAAACAGGGTGTTAAGACCCGGCTCAAGCATTTTTGCAAATTGTGCTCTATTCATTGCCATTGTCTAAATCTCCCTATATTCCAGCACTATCTTTGAGCAGATGCTCATTGATAATAACTTCCATTATTGCATTAGCACCAAAGGCATTATCTGGGGCATCATACAAACCTATAATTTTAGCAGTTGCAGTACCATTTGCCATTGTTCCTGATAACTCAAAACCAGACTGACCTGTTAAAGTCGCACCAGCACCAGCTACAAGATCAGCACAGTTTCCTATGTTTGTTTGTGCAGTAGTACCAGCAGATTGAGCTTTATAAACAGTATAAGGATCATCATACACATATGCTTTTATATTTGTAGCAACTGTGCCAGACGGCCAGTACTGTGAGTAGATGAAAGACCCATCTGCAGCAGTATATGAAACACCAGCGAAAACACCAATATTATTAACTTCTCCAGCAGTATGAGGTGTTAAAACCCCAGCTGCTATGATTATAACTACATCACCTGTGAAGATGTTTTCAGCTAAACCAGAAGCAATAGTATAGACGTTTGCACGAGAGTAACCATAACCACTTAGATGACGAACGGGTGTTAACCCAAAAGCAGCATCAACATTTGCCATTTTTTTATTCTCCTAAGTAAGATTAATCGTTCATGGCAGACACTTGCCTACCACCACTAACTGAACTTTTTCTTTCTTGATAGATTTTTTGTCCAGTTCTATTCTCTAATGCGTTCAGATCACCAGAAAGAGATTCGTTTTGCTCTGAGCTCTTATTGCTATAATAAGATTTCATTTGTTTATGCTTTTCTTTTGGCATTTCACAAAGCAACATTCCTTCAATTCCAATGCAACCTTCCCATTGTCCGTGATTAATAGTCGGAAACAACTGATTTTTCACAGTATTCGCAGGTCTCGCTTCCCACCCTTCACGCATACGTTTGTATACATTATCAGGTGTGTCCTTTCCCTGTATTGACGTAGCTA